GACCGCGCCGACGCTGCGCGAATGCACCGCCGAGTTCGAGATGGTGTGGGACCCGACCGACGCCGGGTTCACGGCGATCAAGAACGCCTTCCTCTCGGCGGGGCTCATCGCGCTGAAGATTCTGGACAAGACGGGCGGCCAGGGGCCGGACGGCGACTTCGCCATCACGTCCTTCAGCCGGAACGAGGCGCTGGAGGAAGCCATCACGGTGAGCGTCACGGCCAAACTCGCAGTGTTCCGCAACTGGGTGTAACCATGAAAACATTCACAGATGCCGCCGGACGGACCTGGACGCTCGCGCTGACCCTCGGCACGGCCATGAGGGTCAAGGCGAAGCTGGACATCGATCTGCTTCAGCCCGAGGCGGGCGACCCGCCGCTGCTGACGCGGCTCGGGACCGACGAGATGCTCCTGGGCGAGGTGCTTTGCGCCATGCTCGAAGGGCAGTTCGAGGCGCACAAGGTCACCGACGAGGACGTGCGCTCCAGCTTCGACGGCCAGACGCTGCTCGCTGCGCAGAAGGCGTTCTACGAAGAGCTGATCGGTTTTTTCCGGTCGCGCGGCCGCAGCGACCGGGCCAAGGCGGTCGCCAAGCAGATGGCCCTGATCGAGGCGGCCGTGGCGGCGGTGGAGACGCGGATCGACGCGCTCGACATCGACGCGACGATCCGGGGTGCCCTGACCCCTGGGGAGACATCTGGCGCATCGCCGGAAGCGTTGGTGTCGACCCATGCCCCCTGACGCTGCGTCAGCTTCTCTGGATGGCCGAGGGACTGGGGCGCGAGCGCTGGGCGCACACGTCGATCCTCTGCGCGCTGGTCGCCAACGCCAACCGGGACCCAAAGCGGACGAGGCCATTCAAACCGGCGGACTTCGACCCGTACGCCCGTCAGGACCGGCGGGAGCGGGTCATCGTGGACGAGGAATCGTTGGCAATGCTGAAAGAGGCCTTCACGGGCCGGAAAGGAAATGAACATGGACAGTAGCACCATCATCAACGGCATCTGGAAGTTTCTCAACTCGGGCATCGGCTTCGCCGTCATCTGGGCGGCGATGATCGGGTTCTTCATGTTCCTGGCGAGCCGGTTCAACCCGTTCCAGGAGAAATGGAAGAAGTACGAGGGGAGCATCATCACCGGCATCAGGCTGGCCGAGAAGCAGATCCCGGACGACACGCCCAATGCCGGTCTGGCGAAACTGGACGCGGCGATGCGGTTCGTTCTGGATGCCTATGCGCAGGCGAACCACGGCAGGCAGCCGCCCGCCGATCTGGTCGAGCAGATCAAGCAGGGCATCCAGATCAAGCACCTGGAACTGGATCGCTGGGGCGGGCTCTCGAAGCCGAAAGAGGCGGCGGGGTGAAATGGCTCGTCGCCATTCTGACCGCCCTGATTCAGGCGCTCCTGCCGTGGCTCGCGAGGCAATCGCGGCCCACGGCGGAGAGCGCCGATCCAGACAAGCAGACCGGCGACCGGCTGCGCGACAGGATTCGCAAGCATTGGGGGAAGCCATGAGGTTCTTGATGCGACTGATCCCGTTCCTTCTGCCCTTCGTGCTCCTGACCGGGTGCGTGCGCACGGTGTACGTGCCGCACGGCACGCCGGTGCGCCTGCGCGAGACGGTCCGGGACGCCAAGGTCTGGGTCAAGGACGCCGAAGGCCAGGCCGTAGAGGGCCGGATGGACTTGCCGGAGGGCTGGTACGCGCTGCCGGACGACGGCCAGGAGTGAACCTCGTGGCAACCGCGTTCGCCATCGGGGTGCTTGTGGTTGTGGCGGCCCTGGTCGCGCTGGCGATCCTGGTGGACCGGAACGGACTTTTGTGAGGAGGAACGATGGCAACCGCGCAGGGAATCAGAGCCGGACGCGCTTTCGTCGAGCTGTTCGCCGACGACAGCAAGCTCGTGCGCGGACTTCGCCAGGCCGAGCAGAAGTTGAAGGCGTTCGGCGACTCGATCCGCAGTCTTGGCTTGAAGGCCATCGGCCTCGGTTCCGCGATCCTGGCACCCCTGGGGGCTGCGGCCAAGACGTTCGCCGACATGGGCAGCCGGATGTGGGACATGGCCAAGCGCACGGGCGTCTCTGTCGAGGCCCTGAGCGCCTTGAGCTATGCGGCTGAGCAGTCCGGCGCGGGCGTGGATGCGTTCGAGAATGGCATCCGCCGGATGCAACGGACCCTCTATGACGCCGGTCGCGGCCTGAGCACGGCAACCGACTCACTGGCGGAACTGGGCCTGACGATACAGGACCTGGAAGGACTCTCGCCCGAAGCGCAGTTCCGCCTGCTGGCCGACCGCCTGGACCGCATCGAGGACCCCAGCCGCAAGGCCGCCCTCGCCATGACGATCTTCGGCCGCTCGGGCACGGAACTGCTGCCGATGCTCGAAGGCGGCGCGGCCGCCCTGGACGCCTACGAGAAGCACGCCCGCGACCTCGGCCTCATCATGAGCACCGAGGACGCTGCGGCGGCCGACGTGTTCGGAGACGCGCTCTCTGATCTGTGGAAGGTTCTGAAAATGTCGGCCTTTGCCGTCGGCGCGGCCTTGGCACCGACGCTCAAAGACCTGTCGGAAAGGATCGTGCGAGCGGCGAAGACGGTCACCGAGTGGGTGAGGGAGAACCAGGGCTTCATCGTCAGCGCGCTCAAGGTCGCCGCCGTGGTCGTGGCGGTCGGAATCGGCCTGACGGTCCTCGGCACGATCATTTCCGGGCTGGGGACTGCATTCGGTGTCCTCGCCACAATCGTCACGGCTGTCATGGTCGTGCTGAAAGTCCTGGCGGCGGTGATCGCGTTCCTGGCCTCGCCGGTCGGCCTGGTCATCGCGGCCGTGGTCGCGCTGGGCGCGGCGATCCTCTATGTGACCGGGGCCGGGGCCAAGGCGCTGGCCTGGCTGGGCGACCGGTTCAAGGTCCTGAAGGAGGACGCTCTGGCATCGTTCGGCGGGATCGCCGACGCGCTGGCGGCGGGCGACATCTCGCTAGCGGCGAAGATTCTGTGGCTGATGCTCAAGATGGAGTGGACGCGCGGCGTCAACTTCCTCGAGAAGGTCTGGCTCAACTTCCGCAACTTCTTCATCAAGACCGGCTACGACGCCTGGCACGGCCTGCTGGCCACAGTGGAGATCGTGTGGCACGCGCTGGAGGTCGGCTGGATGGCGACCGTGGATTTCTTCGCCAGCCTGTGGGAGGGGTTCACCGGATTCTTCGCCAAGACCTGGCAGAACATCAAGGCCGGGGCGCAGAAGGCATGGAACTGGATCAGAAGCCTGTTCGACGACTCGGTCGATCTCCAGACGGAGAACAAGATGGTCGAGGACCAGAAGCAGGCCGCCATCGCCAGCATCGATGACGAGCGGAAGCGCCGGGCCGCCGAGCGGGAGGCCGAACGGCAGCGTGCGAGCGAACTGCACGAGGCGACGCTGGCCGGGATCGGACAGGAGAACCTGGACAAGCACGCCCAGCTCGACGCCGGATACGCCGAGCGCATGGCCGAGAACGAGGCCGATCTGGCCAAGGCGCGACAGGAATGGCGCGAGGCCATCGACACGGCCAAGCAGAAACGCCAGGAGAAGGAAGCGGGCGCGCTGGAGGGCCCGGACGATCTCACCCAGAAGACCCGCGACGCCCTGGCCGATCTGGGCGACATCGGCGACCTCGTCCAGGCCGAGGCGGCCAAGGTTGGCGTGCGCGGCACGTTCAACGCCTCTGCGCTCCAGGGATTGGCCGCAGGCAACGCCGCCGACCGCACGGCCACGGCGACCGAGGAAACCGCCAAGAACACCAAGAGACTCGTCCAGGCCGCCCAGACCGGCGGGCTGACGTTCGCATAGGAGGACACGTCATGGCCATCGCTTGCACAGAGAAGATCGATTCCCGCCAGGTCACCGACGGCCAGTCGGCCGAGCTGATCTACAAGATCACCGGCACGGCTGACGATGCGGCGGCGCTGTCGACGCTCAAGTCCACCGCCCCGGCGACGTTTGCAGGGATGAAGCGGCAGCCGGTGACGGTGGAGCCGGTCCACGTCGACACTGCGCGGCCCGACACCTGCATCTGGACGGGCACGGCGACCTATGCGCCGCTCGAAGTGGAGCCGCCCCCCGAGACGGGTGAGTCGGTTTTCAACTTCGATACCGGCGGCGGCACGCAGCACATCACACAGTCGTTGAACACGATTGGGCGCTATCCCGGCACCGCGCCCGACTTCAAGGGGGCCATCGGCGTCACCCATGACAACGTCGAGGGTGTGGACATCACCGTGCCGGTCTACACCTTCAGCGAGACCCACTATGTGGCCTCGTCGAGTGTGACGACCGCCTACAAGAACACGCTGTTCAACCTCACGGGCAAGGTCAACAACGGCTCGTTCAAGGGCTTGGCGGCGGGCGAATGCCTGTTCCTGGGGGCCAGCGGCTCGAAGCGCGGAACGGACGACTGGGAGATCACCTTCCGGTTCGCCGGGTCGCCCAACCGCACGGGTCTGTCCGTCGGTCCGATTGGCGGCATCAGCAAGAAGGGCTGGGAGTACCTCTGGGTGCGCTATGCCGACACCGAGGACACGGCCAGCCACACGCTGGTCAAGCAACCCATCGGGGCCTACGTCGAGAAGGTCTACGAGGATGGCAATTTCGGATCGCTGGGGATCGGCACATGAGCGACGCACTCCGCAAGGTTCAGTCGGGACAGCCGATGGTCATTCCGGCCAGCGCTTACAACGCCTTCATCGACGCGGCCATCGACTTCCGCCAGCGCACGGCGCACATCGGACAGGGGGCGCAGCCCGCGTTCCAGCAGGCCACCATCATCCTTGTGCGCAACGATTCCGGGGGCGACCGGCAGCGGTTCGAGGTGCTGGGCGTGGACGGCCCGGTGATCGACCCTTCGTACAACGAGGAAGAGTTCAAGAACCGCATGGCGCTCGCATGCGTCTCGCCCGTCGTTGATACGCACGAGGGCCGGTTCGTCGTCCTGGCCGAGCCCGTCGGCAGCGGCAAGATCGGGCGGGCATTTGCCGCCGGGGTGTGCGCGGTCAAGATCAACGTGATTGACGAGACGGAGGAACCCCGTTTTGTCGAGATCGCGGGCGGCACGACGGCGAATCTCGATGTCAAGCGCCGGGGTTCCGCCGGAATCCTGTGGCGCGTCGGCGGCACGGGTGTGCAGTGGGCGGTCATCCGGTTCGGCAAGCCGATCCCGCTCCACGTCTTTCCCGTGAACCTGAGCCAGACCGGCGGGTCGCAGGGCGACGAGTCCTATGCGGCGTCCTGGACCTACAACGTCTATGACACCAAAAGCGGCAATCTGCTGGAGAGCAGTGTGGACCCGACCTCGACGCCGCACAAATGGAAGCGGCCGTCCATCGGCCAGATGATCGCCGCCGACTTCGGCTATGCCCACTACCAGGACGACGGTTCCGGCGGCGAACAGCTCGTGCTGGGATGGATCAACGAGATGGTCGATCAGGAAGCCTGCGAGACCTCGGGCTCCGGGTCGGGAGGCTGACATGGGCGCACCCGGCAAATCGGTGGTGATCGAGGGCGGGAAGCGTGGCGTGCTGCTGGGCGGCAAATCAGCGGTGTACAACGCCGAGGAGACGTGCCCGGCCTGCTGCATCGAGTTCTCGCGGCGGTGGTCGTTCACCGACCAGGGCTTCATCGATGGCGGCCAGGACGGAGCCTATCGCGCCTACGACAACCCCGACGACGTGTCCGCCAGCCCGTGGTACGTGCTCGACGAGGGACTGGGGCTGCGGCTGGACTGGGAGGACGACAACAACTGCCGCAGCCACAATCCCTACACGCAGAACGCGACGGCCACGTGCGAGATCACGGTTCCCAAGGCGATGCTCATGACGGTCAACTGGTCGGGCGTGGGCGAGGTGCAGGACCCCGGATTCGATGTGATGAGCCTCTATGTGGACGGCAATCTGGTGGGATCGGCCCACGCGCCGGGCGGAAGCAGGGGCTGCGATACGATGGAGCCGGTCGTCTCCGACCCGCCGCCTCCGCAACAGGTGGTGCTCAATCCGGGACCGCATACCCTCTACATCACGGCATCGACCAACGATCCGCTGTACCACTTCGAGGCATGGTATCAGTTCGCGCTGACCTTCGTGCTCGCGCCGTAACCCTTGGAGGACCCAACAATGCCTGACACCCTGATTCCGAAAGCCAAGAAGTGCGGCAACTGCCCGCCGCTGGTCGTGCCGCGCCGGGCCTATACGCCGAGCCGACCGAGCTGCATCGAGTGCGTGGAGAAGCATCTGGGCGCGGCCTACGTGCTGCTGACCGAGGCTCGCGAGGGTTACGCCTACCGGCTCCGCGCCGTGGGGCATCTGTTCGAGGCCGAGGACGAGGCCCAGGAATGGCCGGAACTGCATGCCGCCATCCGCGACGCCCGGACGCATTACCAGGCGTCGGGTGAGATGCCGGACTGGAACGATTTCGACGGGCAGCTCCGTCGACTGCGAATGGCCCAAATGCCTGAATAGCGACTTCAAATGGCATGGCAGGACTGCTATAGTAGCCTCATGCGTCGTTTTGGCATAACCAATCCTGATCAGATAGTGCCCACGCTTCGGACGTTTGCGGCTTTCGACGATATTCGTTGGGCCAACGCGCCGAACTACAACCTGATCAATTACTGCTCCGAAGACCTGTCCGCCGACGAGAAGCTGCTGACGCATTGGATCAGCTATATTGCAGACAGGCAGATGCCGTTCATGCGTGTATGGGAAGTCGGCGGCTATGTCCTCTCTCATCTCGTGCGGGAGTTCGAGAGATCGGGTAAGACGATGAGATCGCTTGCCGACGAGCACATACAGCGACGACGGGGGGAGGACGGTAAAGACAAGATCGTATTCCAGTCTCCAATGGACGGCCCCAATAGGCGTCTTGAACTTCAGGGCATTACGCGGACCCCCGTTCGTTTCGCTTCTCGATATATCCCGGAAGACGCCTTGCTTATGTTCCGCACGCTGACCTTGCTTGATGAGGTGGCAGGAAGACGTTTCGCTGGATTCGCGGCGCTGTTCATCTCGGACTCGGAAGGGATCGGCGAGAATATCCGGCGACTTGCCATCGCGTTTGATGGGCTCACCTATTCAGCTGCTGGAGCCGTAACGGCTGACCAACTGGCCAACAGAATGACGAATCTGTCAGGATCGCTGGCGCAGGACGTGTCAGCGATCCGCAAGGACCCATCGGCGTGGCTGGAGTCGAGGCGGAAGACCTTCCGTCCCTTTGGCAAGAAGCGGCTCTGGTGCTCGCTCAGAGACTACCTGAAGAGCCCGGAATTTAATCCCTGCTTCGTGCAAGCGCTCGCAGATGCCGGTTTTCAGAATGCTCATCGATGGAAGTCGACGAACCAGGAATTGCGCCGTGCGCTCGATCAGATGGAGTTGCCCGGCGATGTGTGGAATAACAACGAGGTCTTTGCCAACGGCCTGTTCTTACCCTACTTGCAGAACAAGCCAAAGACGTGGGATATGCCTCGGACAGTTCGGGCGATATACGAGGCGATCAATGACCGAGTACGGGGCGTGTTTTACCCTGAGCAACTCGACGTGACCTTTGACTTTGTGCCGCGAATGTGCGAGCGGCAGATGTGTCATGTTTGCCCCTTTGGCGGGGGCGTGTCCAAGCTGTGTCACCAGCAACAGAACCTGCTCTGTCCTGTTCCGCTGGTTGCCTGCGGATACCAGCACATGTGCCGCCCGGAGAATTGCGAATTCAAATCCGATGCCACTAGAGGCGTCTGTCGGCATTGGCAGGCTATCGCCACTGAAAAGTGAAGCGGCCGCTCACGCATTCTCGGCACCTCGACCGTTTTGCTGATCGGCCGCCAGGCACTTCCACAACCGCCGCTGCTTGCGCCACTCGAGTTCGGCGGTGATGGGGCGGACGTGGTGCTCGCGGATCGGGTCGCGGCCTTTTGCGGTGCGCGGCAGGAACAGGATCGCCTCCTGAATCTCCGGAGCCAGGTGCAGGAGGTTCATGATTTGGGTCACGCGGGCGCGGCTCACGTTGCCCAGACGCGCCAGGTCGGCCTGATCGTCGATCTCGCCTTCCTTGATCAGCCGGTCGAAGCGGATCGCCAGCGCCATCAGCCGCGAGATGCGCGGGATACGGCCCTCGGGCACGGGTGGCTGCTCCGACGGCGGGCCTTCCTGGATGACCTTGCGGGTGCGCCGCCCTAGCGTGAAGTGTACCTGTCGCTCGATGGTCAGGCTTTGCATGTCGTCGTCTCCTGTCGTTTGAGTTCGTCGGCCAGCGTTTTGATGCCGGTGGGGTGGAACGTGATCGCCACGGTGCCCTTGGGGCCGTTGTAGTCCACGCGCTCGACCAGCAGGTGCAGGATGCGGGCCTGCTCGCGGGCGCTCAAGGTCTCCCAGAGAGGATCGAACAACGTGCAGGCCTCGCCGACCTCGCGGGCGTCCACCAGCTCGCGGGAGAGGGCCAGAATCTGCTCGCGCACCTCCGTGGCGCGTTGCTCGGCGTTGCGGATGCGGTCCTGGATGTCGGCCATGCGGTCGGTCGCCTGGCCGTCCTTACCGGCCAGCTTGCGAAGCTCTGCGTCTTGGCGCTGGAGTTCGCGCTCGAGCGTGCGCTTCTCGACCTCCAGCCTGCCGATGGCATCCTCGCGTTGGCGGCGGCATTCGGTCAGCGTCTCGGCCAGCAGGTTGGTGTCCCGTCCGATGCCCTTGGCCTGCTCGACCACGAACCGCTCCAGCTCGGGCGCGGGCACCGACGGCGTGGGGCAGACGTGCCAGCCGCGTTTCTGGGCGTTCGAGCAGCAGTAGTACCGGTAGACCTTGCCGCCGTTGTCGGAGAGGCGTTTGACGGTGTGCGACGGGACCATCGCGCAGTCGCAGGTCACGCAGCGCACCAGGCCCTTGAGGAGCGCACCGTGCCGGTTCTTGACGTGGGCCCCGCCGGTGCGGCCGTTGCGCTTGAGGAGAAGCTGGACGCGGTCGAAGATCTCGGCGTCCACGATGGCCGGGTGCTCGGCGTCGTAAATCTCGTCCTTGTAGGTCATCTTGCCGAGGTAGATGCGGTTCGTCAGCAGCTTGAAGAGGGTGTTTTTGCCGAACGGCTTGCCGCCCATCTCGCGGCCCCGCGTCGAAACCCAGTGCTTCGTTCGCCATCCCCGTTCCTCCAGGATCGCCGACGTGGTCAGGAGCGACTGGCGGTCGAGGTACAGTTCGAAGATCTCGCGCACGCGGGCGGCCTCGTCATCGTTGACCCGCAGGCGGCCGCCTTTCTCGACCACGTCGTAACCCAGCATGGGGCAGCCGCCCGTCCACATGCCCTTGCGCCGCGTGGCCGCGATCTTGTCGCGGGTGCGCTCGGAGATCATCTCGCGTTCGAACTGGGCGAAGGAGAGCAGGACGTTGAGCATCAGCCTGCCCATCGACGTGCCCGTGTTGAACTGCTGGGTGACCGAGACGAACGCGACCTTGTGGCGTTCGAACACGTCCATGATCTTGGAGAAGTCGATCAGGCTGCGGCTCAGGCGGTCGACCTTGTAGACGACGATGCAGTCGACCTTGCCCGCCTCGATGTCGGCCATGAGGCGCTGGAGCGCCGGGCGCTCCATGTTGCCGCCGGTGAAGCCGCCGTCGTCATAGCGGTCGGGGAGCGCGATCCAGCCCTCGGACTTCTGGCTGGCGATGAACGACTCGCCTGCCAGCCGCTGGGCGTCCAGGCTGTTGAACTCCTGTTCCAGGCCGTCCTCGGTACTCTTGCGGGTGTAGATCGCGCACCGGATGGTCGGCGGTGTTGCGGTTGTCTTACTCATCGGCACCTCCATCGCGTTTCAGGTTGAAGAAGT